GGTATAGTGGTTCTACGGCGGTGCAGGCTGCGAAGGTTGCGACGGAGATTGTGCCCGGCCTTGAGGACGCTTTCCACAAGATGAATGACGCGGCGCAACACGGGTTCTGGGATGCCGTGTCTGACGATCAGCTTGCTCGGATTACGGATTCGTTTTTCCCTGAGATGGAGGCCGGCTTTGCTCGGTTGTCGAAGGCGATGGGCGGTCATTTCGGTAACCTGATTGACTCGTTCGACCGGGTATTGAAGCCTCATATTGCTGAGATGTTTGACCATTCGGCTGCGGGCGTTGAGGCGTTGGGCAAGCACACGGATTCGTTGATGACGATCCTTGGCGTGCTGGGCAAGCATGGCTCTAAGACGATGGAGCGTTTCTTGGGGTTCCTCGGTCAGGCGACGGACAAGTACGCGGATTGGCTGGTTGCGGCTGAGCGGTCGGGCCGGTTGCAGGCGATTATTGACCGGGGCATTGATACGTTGAAGGATTTCGGTCGCGCCGTGTGGAGTGCGGGCGGCATTCTTCACGGGTTCTATAAGGCGGCTGAGGCTGAGGGCGGTGCGACGATGAAGCGTTTCGCTGACGGCATGGAGCGGGTCAATCAGGTTGTGAATAGCAGCGGGTTCCAGAATGGGTTGAAGCGCGTGTTCTGGGGCATGAATCAGGCGTGGTCGTCGTTCAAGAATGAGACGCGGGGCGTGTGGGGCGAGTTCGCCGCGTCGTGGTCGAAGCTGGCTGCTGAGGCTGGCGACGCTATGGGGCGCGTGGGCGGGAAGTTCACGAAGGCATTGTTGACGTCGTTTAGTGGCGCTGATTTCAATCGAGGCTTTACGAGATTCTTTGACGGCTTGGCGGACGGCTTGTCTCGTATTGCTGGCGTGTGGCCGAAGGTCTCGCAGGGCCTGGGATCTCTGACGTCGTTCATGGGGTCGCTCGGTAAGGGCTTGTCGCCTGTGATTGGTTCGACTTTGGAGGCGTTGGCTAATGCGGCGCAGAAGCTGGGTCCGGCGTTGTCGAGGGCTGTGGAGCATGGTGGTCCGGCGTTGGGTCGGGCTATCGAGTCGTGGGGCAGGGTTGCGACGCCGGTTGCTGAGGCGTTGGCAAAGCTGCTTGATGTTCTGGTTCGCATTCCTGGCGCTGTTGAGGCGGTGGCGACGGGGTTCCTGGCGTTCCGTGGTATCTCGTCTGCGGTGACGCTGATTGGTGCGATGCGTGGCGCGGTGTCTGGCCTGCGTGAGGACTTGTTGTCGGCGCGTGACGCGATGGCGAGGTTTGCGACGGCTCGTTCTGGTTTGGCTGCAGCTGAGGGCGGTGCGGCGGCTGGCGAGGCTGCTGCGGTTGCTGCTGGCGGCGCGGCTGGCCGGTTCGGCAGTGTTGCCGCTAAGGCGTCGGGCGCGATGCGCGGCCTGGCGGCTAAGGCTGCTGGGGTCGCGTCATTTATGGGTGGACCGTGGGGTCTGGCCATTGCTGCTGCTGCAGCGGCTGTCGGCGGGCTTGCGTCGGTTGTTAACAAGGCGTCGGACGCATTGGGGTCAGACTTGGCGGACGCGCTGTCTCGTGTTGCCGAGGGTGCTGATGGGGCGTCCGCGTCTGTGGCGTCCCTGGTTGGTCGGGTGAGTAAGGCGGCTGGATCGTCGGGCTTCCTGGGGAACCTGGGTAACGGCTTGGATTCGGCGTTGAACAAGTATCGAACGGCCCCGCGCTGGTTGAACTGGTTGAATAGCGGCACGTTCGGGTTGCTCAAGGGTGTCGGCCCGCTTGGCGCATTGGACCTGAAGGCGTCGAGTGCGGCAACAAATATTGCCGACGCCTTTGAGCGTATTGGTGAGATTGCCCGGTCGGGTAACACGGTTGGCGCGGCTGAGGCTGTTCGCCAGTTGCGCACGGAGCTGATTAAGGGCGGCGCGTCTACTCAGGCGTGGGATTCCACGTTGGATTCGGCGCTTGGTTCTGTGACTGGTTTGCGTGCTGGCCTTGAGGAGTATGCGCGGTCTGTGGGTGCGGCGACTGACGCGCAGTCGTTGCACAACATTGTCGCTGGCGAGACTAGCTTGGTGTGGCAGAAGATGCAGGACGATCAGGCTCGTTTGGCTGAGAATGCTCGCTTGTTCGGGAAGGCTTTGGACGGCCAGTTCGACAAGTGGGGGCTTGGAGCTGAAAAGGCTGAGGGTTTGCATGCGGCGATTGAGCGCGTGGGCCGGTCGATGATCGACGTCGGCGCAGCGGCCAGGGATGCTAATGGTGAGGTTGTCCAGTCGGTTGAGGGCGTGTTGGCGAACTTGCAGGCGCAAGTTGATGCGCAGGCGGCGGTTGCGCAGAACATGCTGGACCTGGCGCAGGCCGGGTTCAACACGCAGGTGTTGGAGGAGCTGGCGAAGCTACCGCAGGGTGCGCAGTATTTGCAGCAGTTGAAGGATGCGTTGGCGGATACTTCCGAGGCTGGCCAGGCGAAGTTGCAGGAGCTGATTGATGCGACTAACCGGGTTGGTCCGGCGTTGTCTGGCATGGCGTGGGATGCGTCGGCGGGGTTGAAGGCGTTCCATGATGCTGTGACTGGCGCGTTTGACCAGACGAAGGCTGACGTTGTGTCGGCGTTGGATTCGTTGGGCGTTGACGCGTCGGTGAAGGCGGCGGTTGCTGGCGCTAAGACGGCTGAGGAGCTTGTGAAGGCTTTGTCGGATGCGGGCGTGCAGATCACTAAGACGGCTGACGGTTGGGCGTTGACGTTGAATGGTAAGACGGCGGCGTTTAATGCGGCTGGTAAGGCTGCGGGCCAGGCGTATGCGAATGGGTTCAAGGATGGTATTCCGTCGCCTATTGACCCGTCGAAGGTGACGCAGGGCGGCAATTGGTGGGCTCAGCAGGGCGCGCAGCATGGTGCGAGTTGGGCGCAGGGCTGGAAGCAGGGCGCGCAGCAGGGTGCTCCGTCTGTTGATTGGAGCCAGATGGGCGGCACGCCTGATTGGGCCAGTGTTGGCGCGCAGCATGGGGCTGGCTACATGTCTGGGTTCGCGTCTGGTTTGCAGTCTACGAATGTTGCTGGTGCGTTCATTGGCGAGTGGGGTTCGCATGGGCCTGAGTATTTTGGGCTTGGCGCGAATGCTGGTAGCCAGTATGCGGCTGGCGTACAGTCTCAGGCTGGTGCGGCTGGTGCGGCTGGCGCGCAGCTTGGCTGGTCTGCTCGTTCTGGTGCGGCTGGCGCTGATTTGCCGGGGCATGGGTCTGCGGCTGGCGCGGGTTACGCGTCGCGCGTGGCTGCTAGTAGTGGTTCGGCGCATGGTGCTGGTGCGGCGTTGGCTAATGAGGCTGTGGCTGGCGCGTCGTCGGCTGGCCCGCGTTTGGCGGCTTTGGGCGCGTCGGCGGGCGAGTCGTTTGCTCGTTCGGTGAGGGCTAAGGTTGCTATGGCTGTGGCGGCGGCTAGTGCTATGGCTCACGCGGCGGCTGCGGCGGCTAGTAGCGTGCTGAAGATCAACTCGCCGTCGAAGGTATTCCGTGCGATTGGTGACGGCGTGCCGGAGGGTTTTGCGCTTGGTATTGAGCGGTCCACGGGGTTGTCTACAGGTGCGGCGCAGCGGATGGCTGAGTCTGCGATTGATGAGGCTCGCGGGACGTTGGATATCAATAGTCCGTCGAAGGTGTTCCGTCGTCTTGGCGGGTTTGTGTCCGAGGGGTTCGCTGAGGGCATTCACGGGTCGGCTGAGCTGGCGGTGCGTGAGGCTGAGGCGATGTCTGCTCGTGTTGTTGAAGCGGGTTCGGGTGTGCGGATGCGCGTGTTTGATGGTGGCAGGTTTGACGTGTCGCAGGATTCGCGTGTGACTGTGCGTGTTGATCCTGATTCGTTGCGTGGCGCGAAGTTTGGTTTGCGCCTGTCGGATGAGACGGAGCTGGAAACGTTTGTCAGTGATGTCGCTGATGGGCGTGTCATTGAATACGCGCGTATGGGCGCGTAGCAGCCCCTTGTGGGGCGGGCGGCTACTCTCCTACTGGCGTGAGCTGGTGGGGGCGTGGTCGCCCGTCTGAGGGGCTTTTTGGAGGTGTTTAGATCGTGGCTCAGAGGCCAGTGTTTAAGGGTTTTATTCACCGCGTGACGGGGTTGCCGACGTTCGTGGTTGACGTGGGAGGCGTGCTGAAGGCGGACGGCAAGCGGGTGTGCGTGGTGACGCAGCGGTGGAAGGATTCGTTTTTTGACCCGTGGGTGTTTTCTTACGTGCTGGCCCCGGTTGGCGAGGCTGTCAGTTACACGCTTGAGGGGGATGACGGGCACACGTATGGTCCGGTGTGGTTGACGCGGACGGCGAATGGTTGCCCGGATGGTGGCGCGATGGTTGCAACCCAGTCTGGGCGGGGAGTGTTCGTGGACTTGTACGAGGACACGGGCGACCCCCTGTCTTGGGAGAACCAAGTGAACGAGTTCGAGAATGGCGTGGTCCGGTTTAAGCGTGGCACACTGTCGGGGTCGTCTAGGTTTGTGGTAGATACGCCGGAGCGTGTGCGTGAGGTTCGCGCCGTGTTGGAAGCGCCGGGGCTGACGTTGATCTCGCTCGGGCAACCGGCGAAGGGCGTTGAGGGCGTGCGGTGTGTTCTGGTGAAGTCGGCCCGTTATGATCGCTTGTCTCCCGAGGGGGATCGTCAGATTGATGTGGAGTGGGTGTTGAAGCCGTTCAAGGGTCCTGCGGGCGAGGGTGGTTTGGATGGCGCGGTTGTTCCCGGCGTGACGTGGGGTGACGCTATCTCCCAGGGCCGCAAGTGGGGCAATTGGACGACGATGGATGTGCTGAAGGCTGTGGGGTATATACCGTGAGAAGTCCTGAGGGTCTTGATGTTGAGGTGTTGACGAGGCCGTGTCGCGTGTGGAGTACGGTGACGGTGCGCCGGGGTTCGACTGTTTTGGCTGCGGACGTGGAGTTGGAGTCGGGCCAGTTGGAGTTGTCGTCTGGTCAGCAGACGCAGGAGCGCCTGTCGTTCACATTGTCCCCGGATTGGACTCCGGTGAATGAATGGTCGCCGTTCGCCCCGTACGGTCAGGTTGCTCGCTTGATGGTGCATGTGGAGCCGGACGGTGGCGAGGCGTTCACGGTGGACAGAGGGTCGTTCCTGTTGCACGAGGTGACGTGGGATGCGGGCGCAGGGACGGCGGTGAAGGTGACAGCGTATTCACTGTTGCAGCGTCTTGTGGATGACGATTTCCCGTTCCCGACGTCGCCGGACGGGTCCTCGTTGCGCAGGGAGGTTGAGCGGTTGTGCGCCCCACACCTGGTCCCCTCCCTTGACTGTGGAGAACGTACACTTCCTGGCGGCTTGTCCTGGGGCAACCGCAGGGTGGAGGCGCTAGGGAAACTAGCTGACATGTTTGACCTGCGATTTTACGTTGGCGCGGATGACATGTTGCATTTGGTGGACGCTCGTAATGTTCGCGTGGTCGCCTCGTATTCGGGCGAGGATTTGTTGCTATCGGAGGCCAGGAAGGCGTCGCATGCGGTGCCGAACAGGTGGACGGCTGTCGCGGATAAGACGGGTGGAGGCAAGTCGCACGGTGGCGAACGGTATTCGCACACGGTTGAGGTGAATGCGGGGCCTCGCACGGTTGGCCTGTACGGGGTGGTGCATAAGGTTTTGCAGGTTCAGGACGGGTCGCAGGATGCGGTTGTTGCGGCGGCTGACCGTGCGATGCGCGAGGCGACTAGCGACGCAGATCAGCATAGTTTCAAGATCGTGCCCGATTACAGGCTGGATTTGGGTGACGTGGTAACTGTGACGCCTGTTGAGGGTGATCCTGTGACCGGGCCTGTGACTGGTTTGGTGATGAGTTTGGCGAGCGATGCTGCGGCAATGCGCGTAGATGTGAAGAATCGAGTGGTGCTGTGAGTGGTGTGAAGAAGTCGTTTTGGCTGGATACCCCGGCTCGCGGAAGTGTGGAGTCTGGTTCAATGCCTGGCACTGTGGTGGGTGCTGGCGAGAACGGGACGGTTAAGGTTGCTGTTGGCGGCGAGGGGAATGTGGTGAATGTGCCGTCTGGTGGCGGCGTGGTTGCGCATGGTTCCGAGGGGCGCGGGCAGGTGGGCGCGGCGGGGGGGGCCGCCCGCCGGTAATGTCGTTGC